TACAAATATAAGTAACGGAATTATGAGATTTGTTCCACAATTGCTGGTAGACAACACAGTGTTATATAATATTCTTGAAACACTGGAAGGATATCATCCTTATGTAGAGTTTGATGTATCAGGAGGCACTACAGCTGTAGAGACATTCCAGGAACAGTTCTTATCTAATATATGGATGTTCAGATATGAACCAAATTCTGAGAATCCGGCTCAAGACGGTTACAGTGTAGTCGGACCTGGCTGGGAGATATCAGGTGTAAAGGTTTTATATATGGACGGTTCAAGTCTGACAGATATAGGTCATGTACAAGAACATGTATTAACGGTTGTTACTGATAAATCATTAACAGACGGTAATAATACATATACTTTACAGCCGATGATGAATATAATAAATCAATAGAATATATGGACTGGTTAACGTTAGACGAATTAAAGCATCAGCTGGTGATTGATGATGATTTTAAAGATGATGATAAATATATAGAGCAGTTAGGTGATTCCGCTGAGGACACAGTTCAGCAGCTTGTAAATGTCGACTTGTTCGAGCTTGCGGCCAATAACGGCGGAAAACTGCCTAATGCAGTAAGACATGCGATGAGGATGCTGGTAGACTATTTCTATGCTGTTGAAAGAGGATCAGCAAATCAAGACAAAGCAATCCCGGACGCAGTATTTATGTTATTAAAACTTTACAGAAATTATGAAAATTAATTTCTGAGTTTTTAACGATAGTTAAAATATACAGAAACTACGAGAACTGATATGGACAGTGCACAATTAAGAATGGCTAAGATAGAGCTGTATCGCCTGAAAGAAGGTGATTCAGACTATGGTATGTATAAGAATGACTTAGAGTTATATTATACTACCAGAGCCAGTGTAAGCAACGACAGTCAGTACAGGGAGCTTGATAACGGTGAGATATTCTATTCAACACAGGTTACTTTCTATGTAAGGCATTATGTTCCTGTAGAGAATGAGACATTTATCAAATGGAACAACCAGTATTGGAGAGTGATATCTTGCCTGCCGGATGTCTATTATAACAATAAAGTAATCACCACTGAGCTGGTGAATGAATGAAATGGGAGTACAAATACAGGGAGACTTTAAAGGGACGTTATGGCAGATGGAGAGACAGATGCCAGGTATACAGAAGCAGGCCTTATATGCAGCTGCTAAGGTATTGAAAGATGCTGCCACACAACAGATGAAGTCAGACTTCCCCGCAAGTACACACAAAAACAATAAATATAATGATACGATTGCTGATGCCGTCAGAATGAGTAAGGTAGATGAGGCTGAGGTTACTGTTCATGTCTTAGGTACAAGAAACAAAGGTTCAAGAACATATATGGCAAGGTTCTTTGAAAAGGGAACAAAAGACAGATACCAGAAAACATTCAAGGGTATTAGGCTTAAGAAGAAAAAATGGATAGGTAAGATTAAGCCATTAAGATTCTTCAATAAAGCCGTAAATGCCAATCTGACAAAAGCATTCCAGAGAATGGAAGAGGTATTCAGTCAACGCATATCAAATATACATTAAATCATATTATGGCAAAAGACAGATCACTTGCTATATGTAAATATATAAAGCAGATATTGCTGGAGAATGAGGATGTAGTAAATCTTGTAGGAAGCAAGGTATCTACATTATCAGTGCCTGAAGGAACAGATTTTCCTTTTATCTGGCTACAGAGACAAAGCATATCTGTACAATACACGAAAGACATAGCGGCTAATAATACTGTATATTTTGATGTCAACATTGTAGGTAACAATATTGATGATGTAATGGATATAGCAGTAGAAGTAAGAGCCGCATTAGAGACATATCGCTGGTATAATGATGAGTTTAGGATGGATCCTATAAAGCTTGAGTCCGCTTATGAATCATTTGACGGAACAGAGTATACGGAACAACTTACATTCTCATGCCAGTTTAACAGAACATACTAAGAAAAACACACACATAAAAATATCGATATTTAAAATTATGGCAAATTACACACATGGAAATGAATTAATGCTGTTTGTAGGTGGTCAAGCACTTGCATTTGCAACTTCACATACTTTCTCTATGAACCAGCAGACAAATGAAATTTCTACAAAAGACCACGGAGAAGCTGCTGCTGTTCTTGGTAACGGCTATACTTGGGAGGCTACAACTGAGAATCTGTTTACCAGTGATGCAGCTACATTGCGTGATGCTTGTGCTAACAGAACATTGGTAACTGTGGTACTTGGAACACCTGCAAACTATAATGCTAAAGGTTTGTCTACAGCACAGGCTGAAGGAGCAGAAACAACTGGTTTACCATCAGCTTGGAGTGCACCTACTACAGCTTTTGCTTCCGGTTCAGGTCTTGTAACTTCATTTACTGTTAATGCAAATGCTGGTGAAAATGCTACTTACAGCGCAACTATTACCGGTTCTGGTGCTTTGACTAATATTACAGCACCTGCAGGAAACTAAAAATAAATTTCTTTCTTCATATCTTTTTCTTTAGGATAGCTTGATACAAATTTGTCATCAGGTTATCCTTTTTTGTTGTTTTGGTAAAAAATTTTTATAAAAATTTTTATAAGACAACAATCAAAGATTGTTTTACTATATTATAAATAACACATACAAAAATACAATGATTTTAACATGGCAACGACACTTAACAAAGTAACAGTAGGAAACGACTTTGTACTTAAGATAAAAGTGGGTTTAGTCCAATATGGCAACAATACAGTTTCTTGGGATTATATGGACCTGACCACTTGCAGGAACATAGTTTTCAATATCAGCTGTACTAAGCATAATATTGATATCAATTTACCGTTTACTATTGATTCTGAAGACCATTCTGTTATCAGTGCTATAGTAAGGGCTGAACTGTTACATGCTAATTCAATATATAACTTCACAATTTCAGGTTTAGACAGTAACGGTTATAGATGGACTTATATATCACCGAAACAACAATCATTCCTGACAACTGCCGTAACTGAGGAAACATCAGCATCGGCTTATACTGAACTTGCATTTACTGCAGGTATGATTATGCCTTTAGCGGCACAAGGTAAAGACGGACATACACCTTATATAGGAGAGAACAATAACTGGTGGATCAACGGAGTAGATACAGGTATATCTGCTATATCTAATATTGATGTATTAGACAACTATTCTACTACTGCAGAAATTGAAACGATGCTTGATTCATATTATACAAAGGCAGAGACAGATAATTTACTGGATTCATATTATACTAAGGTAGAGACAGATACAAAGATACAGGAGGCTGTAGATGATATAGATTTAACAGGTTATGCTACAGAAAATTATGTAGATAATGCGATTAATAATATTGATTTTCCTGAGGTAGATGGAAATACTGTTAATTATATAAAGTCAAATATTTATGACATTAACGGTGAAGGTTATTATTTAGATGAATACGGTAATATTTCAAGTAGGATTGATAATTATACTAGACATTACATTTTTGATACGGGAGTAGAGTTAACAAATGATACAGAGATTGAGATCATATGTTCTAATAGTATAGGTTTGCCTGGAGTATGGTATGACTGGAGTTATTCAGTTTTAGGAGTTTATGATCCTTCTACAGACAAGAGAGTTCTTATAATAGCCGAAGAAGGAGGAGATAATGATATTCATATGCAGATAGCAAGTAATGGTATGAGTACAGTATTTTCTTTATATCCAGATAATAATAAATCATTAGATTCAATTCATACATATAAGATTTCAAACAGTTCTGGATGGATTGACGGTAAGAATATTATCTTATATGATGGACAAGATATAAGTGGTTTACCAAATCCTGTTGATTGGGAAGACTGGATGCATAATGAAGGATTATCTAATATGACAATAAAATGCTTACCAAGTACTGACAATTACAAAATATATGGTTTAAAGATTTGGAAATCAAGCACTTTGATACGTGATTATGTTCCTGTAACGACAGATAATGGAGACGGATTCCATGATAATATAAGTAACACAGATATTATAAGTCCTGAAATGAAGTTTGAGACAAGATGTTTAGATACCTACTCAACAGATGCAGTACAATCAATAACTTCAAGTATAAATAATAATGTACAGGGTTATACAGAGACGAGAGTTAATCAACAGAGCCCGGTAGACTGTACAGCGACGATTAATGATATTTTAGCCGATACAAGTCCGACAACAAATATAACAAGATGGGATCAGGTAGTTCCGTTATGGGAAGTTTCACATAACGCTGATTATCATTATCACGGAAGAGGAAGATATTATGACTGTGATATAGATGCATATTTAGACAAAGACGAAACTACACAGCATAATATCGCGACTTACAGGTTCTGGCATCCTGTAGAAGAGAAATACTACACCATAACGATATCATATGACTATAATGATGAGCGAGGTAATCTGTTATCTTGTACATATGAAGCAAGTGATTATGCTACAAAGACATATGTTGATTCTGCTATAGCTAATATACCAGTAGGCAGCGGTGGATCATATACTGTTATAACACAATCACAATATGATCAGCTGGTAGCAGACGATTTAGTAGATGGAGATGAATTATATATTATATTATAATTATGAGCATAGCGGTAGGATATAACAAAATAGACCAGATATACTATAACGGACAAGGAGTAGATAAAATTTACAAAGGAGAAGACTTAGTATACGACAGGAGCTTACAAAATAAGTTTGAATACTTCTATGTATATGCTAGCGGTGGTACAGATCAAGGAGTAGTAGGAAGTGTATCTTTAGAAAATAACGGTGATAATGCTCCTAATCTAGAATATTCATATGACGGCATAACTTGGACCACTTGGGACTATTCATCATTAGATTTAGTTGGTCCAAGCACTTCTGAAGAGTCGTCACCTATATATAGTTTTATATTTTTCAGAGGAAATAATCCAAATGGATTTTCACAAAGTCTGTCTGTTTATAGTAGATTTTTGATAATAGATAATATATATAATACAGCATATATAACTATAGGCGGTAATATAATGAGTCTATTATATAAGGACAGTTTTTGGAAAGAAGATGAAGCTCCGAACAATACTATACCAAATGATTATTGTTTTTATAGATTATTTTATCAAAATAATATAAGATCATGTTTAGGTGGACCTGGCTCTTGGATAGATGACAAACAACAAGTACATGCATTATATCCATTAAGATTGCCTGCAACTGTTTTAACTTTACATTGTTATGAAAATATGTTTGGAAGTACAAGACAATTGAAATATGGTCCACTTATATTACCAGCACTAACATTAAAAAAATGGTGTTATCAAAGTATGTTTAATGGATCTTCTATAGACAAGGCACCACTATTACCAGCACCTGTACTTGTAGATTATTGTTATTATATGATGTTTTTCTGGTGTAATACTCTAAACTATATTAAGACATATGCTAACAATATAAGTGCAACAGGTTGTATGACGAGTTGGTTACATGCTACATCATCAACAGGTACATTTGTAAAGAAAAGAGGAGTTACATATCCTTCAGGAACCAGTGGTATACCAGAAGGCTGGACAGTAGAAGAAATAGATTAACAATAAAAATATATACAAATCAATATTATGACAATCACAATCAACGACAAGACATTTGAGTTAAAGTATAACTTCCGTATGTTCTATTTATATGAGAACTTAATGGAAAAATCATTTGACTTCAACAACATCAACATTCGTGAAATGGTAGAGTTACTTTACTGTGCCATTATCGCAAGACAACAGTATCTTAAATATAATATAATCAAATACGATGACTATATGAACTGGCTTGAAGATAATGATGCAGACAAGACACTTACTGAGTTCATGAAATGGATGTATGATAATGTAGTATTACAATCTGAGCTGTCAGAAAAACCTGATGTATCAGAAGATGAAAAAGTACAAGTTGAGGACAAATCAAAAAACTGATATTCCATGAGCTGCTGAGATTGTTAGTGATAGAAGCAAAATTCGTATCCTACGAGCGGTTCATGGATGATATGCAGTACTATGAGATTTCATCATTGATTAATATGCTGAAATATGCTAATAAGCCTGAATGGTTACAGACAAGATTAATTATGTATGCCAGTCTTTTACCTTACTTCAAGAAAGGTGTAAATAAAGATCCAGAAGATATATTACCTATGCCATTTGATGAAAAGGTAAAAATGAGAGTAGATATAACAAATGATGAGATCAATAAATTGAGTGAGATGGCTGAATATATAGGTCAGAGATTAAAAATACAAGAAGAGACATAAAATGGCTAACGACCTTAAAGTAAAGATTACCGCTGATGTTAAAGGATTCAAGTCTGATATACAGGATGCCGGTAAGTCAATGGATCAATTTAATAATAAGACAAACGAAGCAGGAAGTTCTATTGCAGATTATCAGTCTAAGCTGTCTAAATCTCAGATGAACATTAAATCATTTAATAAGGAGCTGAGACAGGCAAGAAAAGATGCTTTAGAGTTAGGGCAGGCTTTCCGTTCATTATCCCCGGATCAGCAAATGTCCGGGTTCGGTAAGCAACTGAGACAACAAATGGATGAGGCTATACAAAAAGCAGGAGAACTTACTGACTTAAAAGGTGATATCCAGAGAGAGATCCAGAATATAGCAAGTGATACAAGAGGTTTTGATACTGCTAAGGAAAGTATATCAGTGTTAATGAATACAATGGGTTCTTTAGCAAGCGTATATGCTACGGTTACA